ATGGCCTATATCATCAGGTAATTGGAGTAATGCCGCAATTTGGAGTGGTTCATTAATACCTACTGCGGCTGATGATGTATTTACTAATAACCAAATTGTTACTTTAGACCAAAACGTAACAGTAACTAGTATTAGAAATATAGCAACGGGAAGTGCTGTAGCTGGTGGTAGAATTGAAATATATGGAAATTTTAATATATCTGCGTCATTCATACGATCGGGAGCAACAACATCTACTTCCCCACTCAGTGCCGGACCTGGTTTAATATCATTTTACGGCTCCGGATCATCTACAATTACATCATTAATAAATAGTGGAAGCGGTGAGACAGGCCCTACTATATTTAATGGCTCAACCGGTATACTTAATATAGTAGGTAACATTGTTAATCCAAATGGAACAACTCAAACATCCGCTATATTAAATGGTGCAACTGGAATAATTAACATAATCGGAAACATAACAGGTTTAATTAACTTTGCATCTATAGCAGTAGTTAATAATTACGGTACCATTAATGTAACAGGAAATATTACTGCTGGTAGTAATAATCTATTTTATCCAATTCTTTTAAATCAAAATACAGGAATTGTTAATGTAACCGGAAATATAATCGGACAACCATTTAACGTTGTTGGTGGCGTTAATAATGCAATTACGCACAACAGTCTATCATCATTAAATGTAACTGGCAACGTACAAGGTGCACGATATGATGCTATCGCATCAACAGCAGCCAATACTATTTCTGTTATAGGTCAATGTATTGCATCTTTAAGTGCAAGCGCAGTTTCATCAACCTCAACCACAGCAACCAACATATTCACCGGTCCACTCATCAATTCAGGCTCACGTAACTCAATATATTGTTATAACGTACAAATGTATGATGATGTAACAACACGATACACAATAGGAGTCTCCGGATCTGCTAATACAATATCATTATTATCACCAGATCAAGTAACCGGTGTACCTTCGGGTTCGGATGTTAGATTTGGAACTACGTATGGTCCTGGAAACGAATTGACAGGTTCAATGCGCGTTCCTGACCCAAGATCTGTTTCATGGGGTATTGCCGTAGACGCAACTTCCGGCTCAGCTATTGCAAAATCAGAAGATTTATGGAATTATGCGGTAACGTCACTCACAGCTTCAAATAGCATAGGACAACGCTTAGCAAATGCCGCAACATCTGCCTCTAATGCTGCTATCGTTACAGCATTTGGATAATTGAAATAAAATTCATATAATAAAACAAAAGGATAACAAGTTATGACCAGAAAACTGGATAAAGAACATTTAGAAGAAATTCAAACTCTACAAGAGGCATTTGCCCGCAACACAAACATTCTCGGAAATATTGCCATAGAAACTTATGCAGCAAAACAACAATTAGCACAATTAGATGCAGAACAAGAAAAATACCTGGAAGAATTTGAAAGATTAAGATCTCAAGAATCTGCATTGATTGAAAAAATGCGAGAACGATACGGAGAAGGGCAAATCAATATTGCAGATGGCACATTTACACCTGATAGCGGTTTGGCACAATAACGGCATATTTATATAAAAAAATCATAGGAGTATTATAATGGCAGAAAGAATAGTTTCTCCTGGAGTATTTACGAATGAAGTAGATCAATCGTTTTTACCTGGAGCAGTTTCTCAAATCGGCGCGGCAATTATAGGTTCAACAGTTAAAGGACCTGCATTAATTCCAACACGCATTCAATCATTTTCAGAATTTCAAAGCATATTTGGTTCATATACAGATGAATCATATGTACCGTTTACGGTTGCTGAATATTTACGTAATGGCGGTTCAATCACAGTAACGCGTCTTTTATATGAAGATGGGTATTCATTGACAAATGGAGCATTGGCAGTTGTTGCCAAATCTGGATCTGGTGCAAGTGCAGTAGAAGTAATCACACATTTACTACATCCAACAGTTGGAATATCAACAAATGGGGCTAGTAATAATGTATTTGAATCATCTATAATTAACAATTTTCAGTCTGGTAGTTTTGAAATCAAAGTATCTGGTTCATTTGCAACACAAGCAATTAATGGAGTAACACCTTCATTTTTAGCAGGTAATGGTGCATCTGTATCAGCATCAATTTCATCAACAGCTAATAACTATGTTGGAAAAATATTTGGTAAGAATCCAAAATCATTGGATTATCCGGTATATGTACAATATGAAAATAAAACAGCAACGGCATTGTTTGCTAATTTAGCAGACGTTACAATTTCTTTAGAAAAAATAGCAAATTATGAATTTTTGCAAGATTATTCAACAGCTGCAACACCATGGATTACATCACAAAAAATTGGAAGCACTGCAAAAAACTTGTTTAAGTTTCATACATTATCACACGGTACGACAGTTAACTTTGAAACTAAAGTTGCAATTACGAACATTAAATCTTCAACAGAAGTTTCAGATCCAAACGGATACGGAACATTTTCAGTAGTAGTTAGACGCGTAAACACAACAAGTATTCCTAATTCTCCATATTCATCAAATGATACAGATTTTGATCAAGACATCGTAGAAACATTTAACAATGTTAATTTAGATCCAAATTCAAGTCGTTATATTGCTAGAGTAATTGGAGATAGATATCAAACCGTTAATTCTTCAAATGAATTGATTGTAAATGGAGATTATCCAAATCTATCTAAATTTATTCGCATTGAAGTTGATAGCGCCGTAGCTAATAGAACAAATGATAGTACGCTAATTCCATTTGGATTCCGTGCGTTAACTGCACCTGCTCCGATGGTTTCTGGAAGTATTAATTTTGCTGCAGCAACATATAAAACATCTCAAGTTGCAAATACAGGTGCATATAATAAAAATGTACATTATGGATTTGATTTCGCAGTTACTCCGAATCTTACATATTTAGCACCAACACCAACTTCAGGATCCGTTACAGGAAGCAACGTAGATTTTTATTTAGGTAATATGACTCAAAATGCAGCTGCATTATTTCCAGCATCTGCTCCATATTCAGGATCATTAGAAGCAGCACTAGTTAGTGGAACATTTACAACTAACATCTTAACTGACACTAGAAAGTTCATTGTGCCATTCCAAAGCGGATTTGATGGAACTCGTCCTAACTTGCCGAAGTTTTCCGGAGCAAATATTACAGATACAAATACATTTGGATTTAATTGTAAAGAAACTAATTCAACAGGAACAGTTGCATATCGTAAAGCATTATCATTATTAAGCAATACAGATTATTATGACATCAACATGATAGTAACGCCTGGATTGTTAGATAGTTTGCATTCAGCAGTTACATCAGAAGTACGTACGATGGCTGAAACGCGTCAAGATACTTTTTATGTGATGGATTCAAATGAAATTGCAGATTCTGATACTACAGTTACATCACAAGTAACTACAATTGATAGCAATTATACAGCAACATATTGGCCATGGGTAAGAATTGTTAATCCATCAAACAATGTTCCATTATGGGTACCACCTTCAGTCGTTGTCCCAGGTGCGTTGGCATTCAATGACAGAATTGCAGCTCCGTGGTATGCACCAGCTGGTTTAACACGCGGCGGATTAACGTCAGTTTCTGATACATATCAAAACTTATCTCAAGCACGTAGAGATACATTGTATGAAAACCGAGTAAACCCTATTGCGAACTTCCCTAACGAAGGAGTAGTAATTTGGGGTCAAAAGACACTACAAGCTAGACCAAGTGCATTAGACCGAGTAAATGTGCGTCGTTTACTAATTACGGTTAAGAAATTTATTGCATCTTCAACAAGATACCTAGTATTTGAACAAAATACAAATGCAACTCGCAATAGATTCTTAGCAATTGTCAATCCGTACCTAGAACAAGTACGTGCAGAACAAGGTTTATATGCATTCCGCGTTGTAATGGATGGTACAAATAATACATCGGATTTAATTGATCAAAATATTTTATATGGTCAATTATTTTTACAACCAACAAGAACGGCTGAATTTATTATTTTAGATTTCAATATTCAACCAACGGGAGCATCTTTCCCAGAATAGTTAAAAAAGTTTCAAGTAAAGGTAGGACTTCGGTTCTACCTTTTTTACTGTTATACATATTTATTATAAAAATATATTGAGGATACAAAATGGCATTACAAGATCAAGTTAATCCAAATTTGGAAGATTTAGGTGGCGAAAGTGTATTTTGGGCTAACGCATATAGTTGGGAACCAAAGCACCAGAATCATTTTATTATGCAAATTAACGGAATTCCGGCTTATTTAATTAAAACTACAGATAAACCTACTATTTCAAACGGAGAAATGGCATTAGAACATATCAACGTTAAAAGATATGTAAAAGGTAAATCAGAATGGAATACTATTACCGTAACATTGTATGATCCAATTGTTCCATCTGGAGCACAAGCAGTAATGGAATGGGTTAGATTACACCATGAATCTGCAACAGGCCGCGATGGATATTCATCATTCTATAAAAAAGAAATTCGTATGCAGCAACTTTCTCCATTAGGTGAAGTTATTGAAGAATGGATCTTGCATGGTGCTTTTATTACTGAAGCAGGATTTGGAAGCTTAGATTGGGGCTCAGGCGACACAGCTGTTGAAATTTCATTAACGTTACGTTATGATTGGGCATTCTTAAATTTTTAAAAAGCATTTTATATTGGGGGCAAAAGCCCCCATTTTTTATGTTCATACATATTTATATTAAAGTTATAAGGAAAACAAATGAGTAGAACAACGGACCGAATTAATTCACCACAAAATCTTATCAATTTAGCACGAGAACAATTTGAAGCACAACAACGATCTCAATTACCATCAATTGTAATTGAATTGCCTAGTAAAGGAAAAACATATCCGCAAACACATCCATTAAGTGATGGCATTGTAGAAATGCGATACCCAACGGCATATGATGAAGATATATTAACTAATTCTTCGTATATTAAACAAGGCGTTGTTATTGACAGATTGATTGAATCATTATGTATAACTAAATTTGATATCAATGATTTAATTGTTGCTGATAAAGAAAAATTAATTTTATCTGCCCGAATCTTAGCATACGGCCCAGAATATCCAGTTGTAGTTAAAGATCCTAAAACAAAAAATGATTTAAACCGAATAGTTGATTTACATAAGATAACATCTTCAGAATTAACATTGGACTCAGATGAAAATGGCGAATTTGAATATGAAATAGATGAAACTACAAAATTAAAATTCATATTACCAACTGCTAAAATTTTAAATAACTTATCAGACGATCATGCAATATCTGATTTACTTAATGGTATTATACGTGAAGTAAATGGTGATCGTAATGTTGAATCCATTAAAACATTTACTAGATATCAATTTTTGTCAGAACAATCAAAGCAATTTAGAAGATATGTAGGCGATCACACACCTAAAATAGATACTACTTATGAATTTGAAGGTGAAGATGGAGGCACCTTTGCAGCCGGGTTTCAATTTGGACCGGACCTTTTTTGGACTTGAACCAAAAGACCGATTATCTATACATGAAATGATTTTTGATTTGATATGGTGGGGTGCTGGTAGATGGGACTGGAATACAATTTATAATATGCCTGTATTTTTACGTACATTTTGGATTAAAAAATTAAATGAAAAATTATCACCACCAGATCCTAAACCTATAAAAAAACCTGAAAAGAAAGATAATGTTGCAAAACCTCCTCAATATCCTCCAAAACCTAAAACGTAAATATTTATACGTATATGATTAATCTAGCAGACATACAACGTTTAAAACAACAATTTAGACAAGGTGCAAATCCGCCACCGCCACAAAATAATGCCGATGACGCCGGATTTTTTGAATCTTTAGGAAAAGAAGCAGCAGGAGTTTCAGATGCAATTAAATCATTATATAGTCAACAAGGTTTATTAATTCAAGGTACAGGTCGTCTAATTAATATTACGCAAACATTAACAAATGAATATGTTAAAAATGCACAACAATTACTTTGGTTAGAAAAAAGAAATACGGAATTACAAAAAACATTTGGTTTAACTGTAAAACAAGCTGGAAACTATGGAGCCGTATTGGATTCGTTATCTAAAGATTTCAAAAAAGGCGGAACGGCACTTCGCGAGTATGCTAAAAATTTAAAAACTGTAATAGGAAATTATCAGTTAAAAGATGATAGTTTTTCTAAAAATTTATTACGAACTCAAGAAATTATTACAGATTCATTACAATTAAGTGCAGAACAAGCTAATAATTTTGAATTTTTTGCTCGAGGTGCAAATTCTTCTGGTGCGGAATATTTAATGACAACTAATGGTATTGCTAAAGAATTAGAAACCATAACAGGCGAATCTGGGTTATTTAAAGAAATTACAGCTGACGTTGCGGATTTATCTGCGGATCTTCAAATTCAATATTCCAGAATACCAGGTACGTTAGAAGTAGCAACAGTTAAAGCTAAAAAATTAGGTTTATCTATAGAAAGATTAAACGCTGCTGGTAAAAATTTATTAAACATTGAATCATCAATTGGACAAGAATTAGAATATCAATTGTTAAGTGGCCGGCGATTAATTAATCAACAAGGTAAAAGTATAACTAATGAATATCGAGTAGCAACAATTCAAGGAGATGCATCAAAACAAGCCAACTTAATGAATCAAATTTTAGAAACAGAAGGCGAAACATTAAAAAATAACTTGTTTGCACGACAACAAATGTCGCAGTTACTAGGAATGGATGAAGCTGCACTGTCTCGTGCATTACAAAAAAAATCCATTTTAGAAAAGTTACCTGGTGGAGATGCATTGTTTGAAGAAACCGGTAAAGAATTATTTGATGCAGCTAAAGCAATGGGGGCAACTGAAGACCAATTAAAAGCATTAGCTGAATCAGAAGATACGCGAGAAACAAATGATATTTTAAAAGATATTGATGATAAAATTATTTCACTCGGTGTTGCACGAGGTATCGGTACCGAACAAGGAAATGTAGTAGGCGATACATCTAAGACAGTAATAGATGCTGCAACTGGTTTAAGTAGTTTGATAAATTTAATTAGTCCAGGATTAGCAACAACTGCCGGCGTTATAGAAAAAACAAATAAAACAGTTAACACAGTAACTGATTTAGCCAAAGATTTTGTTGGAGCGTGGGAATCGGGGGGTTGGGCTGGTATTATAAAAACAGCTGGAGAAAAAATGTCATGGATGGCTGGCTCTAGTAATCAGCCATTGGCAATCGGATCCGCTCAAATTGCAGCATCAACTGTTAATATATCAAATGACATAGAAGAAAAAGCTAAAGGAGGCCCAGTAGCAGCATCGACTCCATATGTGGTAGGAGAAGTAGGTCCGGAATTATTTGTTCCAAATACTGCTGGCAATATTATACCTAATGATAAAATATCTATATCACCTGCAGCTGCAGCAGGCACAGAACCAACACTTGCAGGTTCAGCAGGCACAGATCCAACAGCATTAGCTAATGCAATTGTAGCAGCATTTCAATCAGGTGTTAAATTAGAAGTAAAAATAGATCCTACATTCACCGGCGGTGGTATGAATCAAGGCAGATATAGCAGTTAAGGAGTATACAAATGCGAATTATTTCAACCAATCCAACTATATCAGCCAGCTCGCAGTTTAGAGCTCCATATGATATATTACCTAACATTAATTTAACACGACAAAATCCAACGCGCGGTAAAAAAAGTATCGGTAGAGGCGGTTTCGGAGATATGCCAACATATTCAATGAATGTACAAAATACTAATATTCAAATCGAAGATGCAGGTAAAAGAACATTAGCAGTTGCTGCATTAAGTGCTGCAAGTTTCCTTGGAGTACCGCAATTAGCACAAATACCAAATGGTATATTAGATATAGCAAATAAAAATTCAGTATATAGAGAATATGCAACATCGCCTATCAATCAACTCAATGATATACCTGGCATAAAATATCAAGACTTTAGATTGAGAAAAGGTGCATTTACGGGTAATTTTGCAACAGTATTATCTAAAAGATTAGATGGCACTGCTGCAGCAACGCGTTTAAGTCCAACAGCAATGATATATGCTGGATTATCAGCTACCATAGGTGCATATAGTACATTTAATAGAGATGGTATAGGAACATTTGGGTATGGTTGGGGAGATCACGATAATCCATATGCAATACGCAATGATTTTACTTTAAGTAGTCATGTTACTACAAACTGGGTTCGTACTAAAGATGCACAATATGTATATTCTTCTATTTTTAAACAAAATATAGAAGTTGAAGCTAAGAGACCGGGCCGATGGATTCCAACTTCAAATCCTTTAGAATTAGCAATCCCATTTCGTGGCGATCGTGTATCTGTTATCGATTTTAGTCAACGATCATATGCGGAAGCATATTTATGGAAACCTGCTTATTTTAATGGAGCTACGTGGTTAGGTAGTCTGTTAAATAAATCAGGTGTTACTCAAGATTTCATTAAATTTTTATTAACAGGTCCAAAATTAGCTCCTAGTAAATTAACAGAACGTACGGTTGAAGATGATATATTTGCATTTCGAGCATGCAATTTGTCGGTAGATGATTCATTTCAAGCATCATATACTACGATAAACATGATAGGTCGTGCGGATCCGAATTATCATTATGGCGGATTTTCTAGAGATCTAAGTGTATCATTTAATGTATATGCAACAGATCGAGATGAATTAAAACCAATTTGGAGAAAATTAAATTATCTAGCTTCATATACTGCGCCAATATATGATGGTAATCAATTAGGTTTAACGGCCCCATGGATGCGATTTACATTAGGTGACTTGTTCATACAACAACCGGTATTAATTTCATCAGTTCAATATACACTGATTGATAGCGAAACGCCAATTGAAATTAACATTGAAAAAGATCCACAAATGATGCAAGTACCACATGGTGTAAAAGTATCATTACAAATGTATATGATTGGAGATTCTTTACCACAAAAAGGTGGAAGAATGTATACGTTGGCTAAATCATTTGATAGTAATGATATACCACGAGAAGGCAATAATAACTGGTTAAGTGATGCTCGAAATACAGCACCTAAAAAAGATTTATCACAAAGTAGGAGAAATAATAATAGAAATGAAACATACACTCAAACAACTGAAGATAATGGATAATTAATATGAACAGATACGCAGCAGCAGACATAGTAAAAGACATCAAAGGACGACGCAAAATACAATCAATAATTTTGCCCGTAATACCATTATCTGATTCAGATACTTTTATATTAACAACATCTATAGAACGATTAGATAAATTAGCATATAGCGCTTATGGTGATGAATCATATTGGTGGGTTTTAGCATCTTGCAACGGATTAGGTAAAGGAAGTATACTAGTTCCAACTAATACCAGACTACGTATTCCATCCAAACAAGGCCTTGAAGAATATATACGAATAATAAACACAGAACGATGAATATATTTTATAGTGAAGTTGATCTACAGTTACAATTGGAACTAGATGCTCGAGCAGCTGCTGGTACTAAAAATCGATCTGAACGAGATTTAGATTTCATGGTAGGTAAAATTGCAAACGTAGAAATTTCTGCATTTGCAGGAGAAAATGCTCAAACGCCGATACTACAAACATTAGGAGGATTCACTGTACGACAAGGACGTTATTTACCTAGTGGCCCTGCGGGTTATTTGAATGAAACGCCATATTTACAAAAATCTATAGAATATAGCGAAAAAGATCAGTCTGCATTTACTAGAACTGATAAATTAACTGATGCATCATATCGTACCGGACCTTTTATCACAACTACTACAATTACAATTGGCGACCATTCTATGGGGCTTTTAAATAAAGCTGTAGTTAATATTACAATTCCAAATCCATTACGCGATTTAGATGAAATTGAAACCACGTGGTTTCGGCCAGGTCGATATGCTCGAATAACAATAATGCATCCAGATTCTGCAGTAATTACTAGCAATGATAATAAAATGTATCCAAAAGCTATAGGATTACTTGACGATAAAACAATACCCAATCGCGAAAAGTTAAAAGAATTTTATCCATATTTAACACAAGATTCAAAAGCATTAGAAGATTTTGAAACAAAACTACGAAAAATGAATCATGTAATGTTCGAAGGGGTGATTACATCATTTGATTTTTCATATACTAAAGATGGTACAATTGAAGCTTCTATATCATTAACTGGTACTAGTAACATATATACTGATATTTCAATGTTTATGCCAACTCCTGCAAATAGCAAAGAAACAGCGAAGGAAAAAGAATCAAAACCCCAAGCACCAGTTAACCCAGTATTAGATCCAAAAATTGACGTAACAGCTCGTAATACTATACTAGACGAATTAATTAATAGTTCTGTAATCACAAAACCAGATGCGGATAGTTTAAGAAATTTAACGGCAGATGCTTTAAAGAAACGTGCACAAGAACTTAATTTAACACAAAATACCGTTGATAGATTATTAGCAACCGAATCAAGTCAAACTGCTTCAGCATTTTATGATGCATTAAATCAAAAATTCAAAATTCCAGAATTTATGGAATTCGGAGGATTGCCTTCAATTTTAAAAAAAACAAAATCAGATGCAACAGATCAATTTTATTTAGTAGGCGAACCATATAATCAAGCATTTTATGATGCATTAACTGCTACGGCATCTCCAATTGCAACTAATTATTATCGTTACATAACATTAGGTGCATTGATTGAATTTTTGAATGAGTACATTATAAAAGTTAAATTAAGTAATACAGCTAGCACTGCAAAGATATTATGTAGTGATGCTAAATGCTATAGTACATATTATTCTGAAATGGTTTCATCAAACCCATGGGAGATATTATTTTTAGATTCAACTGGAAAACATAATAATTACGGATCAAAAACATTTTTTGATGCTACCCAAATTAACAATATGCAAGAATGGACCGGATGTTTTTCAAACTATGAACAAGTATAT